CGTAAAATCCCTTGGCTGTTGGAAAGCGACCGGCTGCACCTTGAGCTTGCCAGCATTCAACGCGGCAGGCTGATGGCCGGCAAGGAAGTTGGCGTACAGGCCATGAACCTGTTGCGGTTGCTGGCCGGCCAGATGGGCGGCAACCCGGCCGACCGCAGCCGGATCAAGGTTGCCGGCGATGACGACGAAACCGACCCGACAGCGGGGTATTTCCAGTGAACGAAGGTTTGCCCGGTTGGCTGCCCGGCCCCCTGGATGATTGGTGGTTGGACGGCCCCGAACCGCAGGGCACTGCCGCCCCGGCCCGGTTCAGCCCCGGCACCAGTGGCGGCCCCGGTGCCGCCGTGCTGCGCATCCACGACCTTGAAGCGGCCCTGTGGCGCTGTGTGCAGCACATGAAACGGCATGACGAACTGAAGGACGCTGAATTTCACGATGCCCGCATTGTGGCGGAAATCGTGCTGACCACACACCGCCTGCCGGATTGACGGGGGCAGACATGGGCAAGCGTTGGGGCCGCAAATCCAGTCAGATCACACCGGATGAAAAGCACGGCATGGGCCTGCGGTATCAGGCCGGTGAACTGCTGGACTGCATTGCCCGTGACTACGGCGTGTCACCGGGGCAGGTGTCCACCATTTGCATCCGAGAGCTTGGCTTGCCCCCACGGATCAAGCGGCGGCCGAAGGGGGAAGCGGCGCCGGCTGCCGAACGCGGCGTGCAGGCATTCGAGTTCAACGGCATGGTGGTGCGGCGTGACGGCGAACTGATGTGCCTTACCGACCTGTGGCGGGCCGCCGGCAGCCCTGAACGCAACAGGCCGGCGGATTGGCTGCGGTTCCGTGGCCGCGTTTTTGTGGAGCACGCGCAAACCGTGATGGGACATCACGATTTGGACGTTTCCACGGGCCGGGCCGGTTCCACATGGGCGAACAAGCACGTAGCCCTTGCCTATGCCACGGATTTGAACCCGGCCCTGCGGCTGCACGTGCAGGAAGTCTTTTTTGCCTACACTGACGGCCGGCTGACGGCCGACAATCCCGAAACCGAAGCGGTGCTTGACGCCACGCAGGCCGCTGCCGTGCGGGCCGCCCCGGAACTGATGGGCCTGATTGCCCAAATGCCGGCCACGATCACGGCGGCCATCGTGGCCGAACTGACGCGCAACGGCACCTTGAAGCGGCGCGACCTGACGGCCGACACCAAGCGGCAGCACATGGAAACGGTTGCCCGGTTTTTCGGCGGCATGTGCCCGTGCTGCCGTGACGTGGCCGTGATGCAGGGCAATGAACGGCTGCCCGGCAGCCATTTCGACCACTGGACCGACAACGCGGCCAAAAATCGCCCCGATCAGACTTGGCTTGTTTGCGCGGCCTGCAACACCGGGTTCCAGACCCGTGCCCTGCCGCGCGAGAACTGCCGGATTGAATGGGACTACTACCAGAAATGCCGGGCCAAACTGGTGCGGCAGGGTTCGCTTGACGTGTTCCGCCCCGATTGATGATCACCGACGAATTCGACCCGACCACGGCCTATGCGCGGGCCGTGTGTGATGGCCTGTCACCGGCCGGCCCCATCGTGCGCAACGCATGCCGGCGGCACCTGATCGACCTGGAACACGGCCCTGCACGCGGGCTGCGGTTCGATGCCGACAAGGCCGCGCGGGCAATCGGGTTTTTCCGTGACGTGCTGCGGCTGACCGGCGGCGAACATGAGGGAAAAGCCTTCGATCCGGCCCCCTGGCAGTGCTTCGTTTTGGGCAGCATTTTCGGCTGGATAGGGCCGGATGGTTACCGCCGGTTCAGGATGGCATTTATTGAAAGTGGTAAGGGAAGCGGAAAAAGCCCGCTTGCTGCCGGCGTTGGGCTATATATGCTGGTGGCGGACAATGAACCGCGTGCTGAAGTCTACGCGGGGGCAAGTAAAAAAGATCAGGCCATGATCTTATTCCGTGATGCCGTGGCAATGGTCAAGCATTCACCGCAGCTTTCACAGCGTTTGACTTTCAGCGGCGGCCCCGGCAGGGAATGGAATATTGCCTATCTGTCGCAGGGCAGCTTTTTTCGGCCGATCAGCGCCGATGACGGCCAGAGCGGCCCCCGGCCGCACTGCGCACTGCTTGACGAAGTACACGAACACAAGGATGCAAATGTTGTTGAAATGCTGCGGGCAGGGACCAAAGGCCGCAGGCAAGCACTGATATTCATGATAACTAATTCCGGGGTAGACCGCACAAGCGTTTGTTACCAATACCATGAATATGCCGTGCAGGTTTGTGCCGGCGACTTGCTGGACGACAGTTTTTTCGCTTACGTCTGTGCATTGGACAAAGACGATGATCCAATGAACGATGAAGACTGTTGGCCGAAAGCAAACCCCACGCTTGGCGTGACCATCCATCACAAGTACCTGCGCGAACAGGTGACGCAGGCCAAGGGCATGCCCGCCAAGGAAAGCATTGTCAGAAGGTTGAATTTTTCACAGTGGACCGATGCGGCCAGCCCGTGGATCAGCGGCGACCTGTGGCGCAACTGTGAACATGATTTCGACCTGTCCGACCTTGAACGGCTGCACCTGTGGGGCGGCCTTGACCTTTCCGGCACCCGCGACCTAACCGCCCTGGCCCTGGCCGGCGTGGACACGGCCGGGGTGATCCATGCCGCCGTGTGGTTTTGGACACCGGAAGAAACGGCGGCCGAACGCAGCCGGCAGGATCGGGTGCCGTACGATGTTTGGATCAGGCAGGGGCATTTGATCGGCACCCCCGGCCGGGCTGTATCGTACGACCACGTTGCGGGCCACATCGCGGCACTGGCCGCGCGGTTCGATATCCGGGGAATAGCCTATGACCCCTATCGAATAAATTACCTGATCGGCAATCTTGACCAGCATAACGTTGACGTGCCTCTGATCCCGCACGGGCAAGGCTACTTCCGTTCGCAGCAGTCAACGCTATGGATGCCGCACAGCGTTGACGTGCTGGAACGCGCGGTGCTGGAAGGCCGGTTGCGGGTGCTGCGCAACCCGGTGCTGACGTGGAACAGCAGTTCCGCCGTGCTGGAAACCGATGCCAAGGGCAACCGCATGTTTTCCAAGCGCAAGGCGGCCGGCCGGGTTGACGGCATCGTTGCCCTGACGATGGCGTGCGGCGCCACGGATGCCCCCGACGAAACCGGCCGGCTGGATGAATTTCTTGCAAATCCTGTAATGGTGGGAATTTAGCTTATGGCATGGTGGCGTTGGAACAGCGTGCCGAAGTTGTCGGAAAGTGGATTTTTCGGCGCATTCTTCGGGCAGGGAACATACACCGGCCGCAGTGTTGACCCGGAAAAGGCCCTGACGATTGACAGCGTGTGGGCGTGCACGAAACTCCTGAGTGAAACCTTGGGCACCCTGCCGTGCCTAGTCTTGGAACAGGGCACCAACAAACCGGCCGTAGATCACCCGTATTTCGAACTGCTGCACGACATGCCCAATCTGGACATGACAAGCGTTGAATATTGGGAAGCTGTCGGCATGGGCCTGTGCCTGTTCGGCAATGCTTACAGTGAAAAAATCATGCGGCCGGATGGCCGGGTTGCCGCCCTGAACCTGTTGCAGCCGGGCAGCATCACGGTGGACCGGGATCGGGCCGGCCGCCGGGTGTATCTGGAAACCACGGGCAGCGGCAAAACGCGCACACTTTCGGAAGACCGCATTTTTCACGTGCGCGGCATGTCGTTTGGCGGGGATACGGGCCTTTCCCCGGTTGAGTACGGCCGGCACACGATGGCCGCCACGATGGCGACCGAAGAAACCAGCGGCCGGCTGTTCGGCAACGGCATGGCCGCATCCGGCGTGCTGACCAGTGACCAACTGCTGACGGCCAAACAGCGGGCCGACCTGAAAGCCATCATGGAAACCTATGTCGGCAGCTCAAATGCCGGCAAATTGATGATTTTGGAAGCGGGCTTGAAGTATCAGCAGCTAGTCATGGACCCGCAAAAGGCACAAATGCTGGAAGTGCGGCAGTATCAGGTGGAACAGATTTGCCGTTGGTTTGGCGTTCCTTCCATCATGATTGGGCATCACGCATCCGGCGGCACGACCTGGGGCAGCGGCGTTGAACAAATCATGTTGGCGTTCAGCAAACAGGGCATGCGCAGCCTGTGCAAGCGGGTTGAGGCGGCCATCAGGCGCGACTTGCTGACACCGGAAGACCGCAAACGGATCACCGTCAAGTTCAACATGGACGGTTTACTGAGGGGTGACAGCGCGAGCCGCGCGGCCTTCCTGTCCACAATGGTGAACGTGGGCATCATGACGCGCAACGAAGCGCGCGGGCATGAAAACCTGCCGGCCAAGGCCGGCGGGGATGATTTGACCGTGCAATCCGCAATGCTGCCGATCCAGAAACTTGGTGCCGCCCTGCCGGCACCTTCACCGCAGGGCTGATGCCATGAAAACCAAAGATTTCAGCTTGGAAGTCAAGTCCGTTTCCGATGACGGCACCGTTGAGGGTTACGGCAGTGTCTTCGGCAACGTGGACAGCTACGGCGAAAAAGTGGCAGCCGGCGCCTTTGCCGAAAGTCTGCAACGGCACCGCAGGCGCGGCACCAGCCCGCTGATGCTGTGGCAGCATGATCCCGGCCGCCCCGTGGGCGTGTGGGAAGACCTGGCCGAAGACGGCAAGGGGCTGTGGGGCAAGGGCCGGCTGATTTTGGGCATTCCCGATGCCGACACCACGCACAAGCTGCTGAAGGCCAAGGCGCTGCGGGGGTTGAGCATCGGTTACCGTGAACAGGGCAGCGACCCGGACGGGCCGCACCGGCTGCTGACCAA